GGTTAAGAAAGCGATGGTAGAATTTTCTATCCCTGCATCTATAGGAGTAGAGCGTCACTTTTTCGCAAATAAAGAAGTTTATTATCGAACTGATACTTTAGAGCCGGTAGCGGTTCACGGTCAGCGGTATAAGCCTTTGCAGTACCGTGAAATGATTGATAAAACTAGGGATATGATTGAGCGTTGCAACTTAGACGCAACAGGAATCAATGAAAGTATACAGGTATCACCGAATGGTGGGATGTGTGCAGTTAATTATACCTTACCTGCCAAAGAATATATAACTCCTGACGGTGACAAGGGATGTGTTAAGGTAATGGCGCTATCTAGCTTCAATGGAATTTGGAGCTTTATATTATCTTTAGCGTTCGAGCAAGGGGCCTGCCTAAATTCTCAAATCTTTATCAAGAATCCCGCCTCAATATACAAGGCTCGACACACTAATAAACTTGATATTGATAAGGGTGTTTATGTACTCGGACAAACTGCCAATATTATTGAAAATGAGATTGAACTTTGGCACGATTGGTATAATACTCCGATCAATCAGGTTGAAAGAACTGTAATCTTTGCGAAGTGTGCAAATTTCAAGGGTGATTTTGACATGTTACTTCAAGATATGAAATGCTATAATCAGTTAGACCATGCGACTAACAAAACTCTAGCATATTTAAATGAAGTATATAATACTAACTATGGCCCTCGGATGGGTCACAACCGATGGTCAGTATATAATGCTATTACTGATTGGAGCACTCACGCCCCATCATCTAGTAAAAATACGATAGCATTGTCACAACGTAGAACTGAAAAAGCTTCAGAAGTAATTAACGAGTACCTACTAGCAGCATAAACTAAACTTAAAGGAAAATGAAAATGGAAAATGTACTTGCACATAAAGCTAAAGTAACTTACTTAACTATTCAAGATTCTCAAGCACCAGCACGTAAGTCTCAACCGCACTCTGCTTGGCGTGACCTATTTGTTTCAATGAAAGTAGGCCAGTGGATGTTTATTCGTAAGTCAGATTACGGTAGAGTAGGTGCTGCCGCTAACAGTTATGTCAAGGGGTGTTATACAATGTATCAAGTACCTGAAGGATATTGTTTCCTAAAAACTAAGTAAAAGGAGGTGTTGCGCCCCATATAGCTGTGTGACCTGAGTAAGTCCAAAAACTTCTCACCCTTTTTTTAAATTTAAAATAGCGAGAAAATAAATAATGGAAACTTTCGACTACTACACAATTGACCAAAAAGGTAACAAAGTTCTACGGGACGGCGCTTTAGTAAAAGACTACGTCGTCTATGGATGGGGGAAGTATGGGGAAGGCTCAGTTCTGGCCGGTCAGGCGCGAAAGTGCTACATCGAATCTTATGACACCGAGGAGGAGGCGAAAGCGGCCTATCCGGGCGCAGGGTTCTCGTCTAAGTGGACGGAGCCGCAGGTGAACGTTAACCACCTTCCAGGCGAGGACGATCCGGTCACCGGGGGAATGTATCCCGATGATTACGACTTTTAAATTTAAAATAGCGAGAAAATAAATAATGGAAATTGGATCATTAAAAATTCATGGTGTTACTAAAATCAAAGAAGAAATAACTTACGCTAATGCTAGAAAAACCCAAGTGAGAAGTTACGATTTTACTAACGATTTAGGAACAATTAATGTTACTTTATTTATGGCAGACGAACCTACCGTTGTCGAAGCTTATAACTCGGTAACAGAGCTATCATCTACGCCCTTACGTGATGCCTTGGGTGAATTAGCTTCTAGAGATGCATATAGTTAATGAAAGGTAGTTAAAGGATAAAGAAAATGAAACAAAGATTTGTAGTAATCTACAGAATGCTAGATGGAAAGGGGCTGATGGCCAATTATTTCTACTCCAAAGAGGAGGCTGAGGCCGTCATGGGAAACCTAGATGATGGTGAGCGAGACACTATACTACTGATAGACGTTGACACCTGGGCAATTTCGGCAGGCCCACCGCAGCCGTGGATGTGAGCGAGACACTATACTACTGATAGACGTTGACACAGCACTGTTCAATGTGTTACATTAAATCTATGGGTCTTGCTAATGAATACCTGGAGGACTGATGATGACTGACAAAGAATTTCGTAAACAAATATATGACGTTATGTGGGGCGTCGGTAGCAACCACGGAAATTTCAACGACGATGATACTTTAAAAAGAATACAGGAGTTTTCTGATTTTAGAGAAAGTGTTTTTGAGTTAGTCTTCAAGGTAGGGTCACTTGATGAGGACAAGGACAATGATAGCAAGGAGGAAGTTAGAAAAGATAGATTACATCGATGGGCGTTAGATAATATTTCCTAAAATAGGAGTGTGTTATGTACTACAATACAACTAAATCGACAGGCGAGCAATTAAACATGTTTAAAGTATCAACATCTTCACAAGATCATCAGATACTACAATTCTTTAAGGCTAACCCGCGTCAGCTAGCGAGTCCGAGCCAACTACTTGGTCTTGTATTTTCTAATACTGTGCCGGTGACAAGCGTTCGACGATCCTTTGCTGACCTTACAGCGGCAGCTAAATTAGTAAAGACAGATCAACAAATGGTTGGACCACATCACCGACCAGAGTATTTGTGGCGTCTTGCTTTGGAGGGAAACAATGAGTAGTTTATTTAGAGATTGGGCCGTAGACCAAGCTATCGATATTGCTGTCGAGAAAGCAGAAGAGATGGGTATCTACAACGACCGCTTCGTAGATTGGCTGGCCGACAAAGAGTTTGAAAATTTGTTGAACAGTGAGGTGTGCGACGATGACAAGAAAAAAAGATGAGATACTCATAGAAGATCTTTGGGCGAAAATATTTGCGCTGCACATTGGGTGTTCCTGCCCAAACGACAGGGTTAAGGAAAAATTTATTCATTACGTTTTAGCTAACCGAGTTGGTGACATACGTTTAACCGAGGACTTCGTGTTCTCTCAATTCCCTACGTTTATTAATTATCTTGCCGAGTATTGATCGAAAGTAAGCTTGACTTATAGGGCTTGACATTTAGTTTTAATTATGTTATTATGTGGCAGTTAAACAAAAGGAGAAATATCGATGAGTGTATATAAAGGCATGGCTATGTGGGCCTCAATAACCACACCTAACACCAGATTTGAACCAAAGTATACTATTGATTTGGTGGTAGATGATGAAACTGCAAGTCAGTTAAAGTCAGATGGCTTCAATGTTAAAGACAAGGAGGAGGGACCAACAATAACTATCAAGCGTAACGTTAGTGGACCGAACGAAATGATCCGTAAGGCCCCAGCGTTGATGGATAAAAACAAAAATGACTTAGACTGTCTAGTTGGTAACGGCTCGAAAGTTAGGGTCCAGGCTAAGCCTTGGAAGATTAACAGGAACGGACAAGCTTTCCAAGGTCTTGAACTACAAGCGGTGCAGGTTATCGATCTTGTACAATATAGGGGTGGTGATGGTGATGAGTTTGAGGTTCTTGGTAACGAATCGGAGGTCGATGAATTATGAGCGATAACAAAGTATTATACACACTCGACGGAGATCAGTATTCGGTCAATTCATTTTCCGATGAGGCTAAGCTGGCATTTGCTTGTTTGGTAGACGCTAATCGAGAAGTAAATTCTTTGCTGAAAAAGAAGACTATTCTCCAAGCCGCGTCCGTTTCTTTGAGCCAGAAAATTAATGAGCAACTAACAGATGGCATGTTAGTTAACGCAGGAGATTCTAATACGACAAAGGAACCAGACACATTAACTGATCCTTGAGGGAGATACACATATGGCTTTTGTTAGGTACCACCAGCCTTGTCCCTTGTGTGATTCGAGCGATGCCGTATCAATCAATGATGACGATTCGGCGTATTGCTTTAGTTGCGACAAGCGAATTATTAACTATTTAAAACTCATGGGAGGGCAAAAAGAAAACGCATATCAAAAGCAGTTCTTGAACGTCAAGGAATTTAAAGTGTACAAGAGTAATACAACCAACGATGTTGAGGGCGACTTTCACCTGCTTGCCGAAAGGGGTATATCTCTAGACACCGCAAAAAAATATAATGTAAAATCTGTTTACGATAAGGACGGGAAATTTATAAAACATTTTTACCCGTACTACATCGCTTCGGAAATTACATGCTATAAAATTAGAGAACCAGACAAGCATTTTACGTGGCGTGGAAATTCCACAGGCACGGGGTTGTTTGGTGAATCTACATTCAAACACTCGGGAAAATTTGTAACACTTGTTGAGGGCGAGTGCGATGCAATGGCCGCTTACGAGTTACTAGGATCTAAGTGGCCCGTAGTTAGTTTAAAAAGCGGTGCCGCAGGTGCAGCAAGAGATGTGAAAAACTCGCTTGAGTTCTTAGAAAAGTTTGATAACATAGTTATAAACTTTGACAACGATAAGCCTGGTCAAGACGCGGCTAAGAAAGTTGCAAGGCTGTTAACTCCCGGCAAAGCAAAGATCTTAATCTTACCAGACGATTTCAAAGATGCAAATGAGATGCTCAAAGCTGGGAGGATGCAGTCCTATGTAGATTCGTGGTGGAACGCGAAACTGTACACACCTTCAGGCGTCTTAAATATCTCAGAGCAAAAGGAAAACTATAATAATCGTAAGAGCCGGGAAAGCATTCCGTATCCTTGGGAAGGTTTAAATAATAAACTATATGGCTTGCGTAGCGGAGAATTAGTAACGCTTACCGGCGGTACAGGACTAGGTAAATCCAGCATCACCCGAGAATTAGAACATTGGTTAATAACACAGACTAAGGATAACGTAGGTGTTATCGCTCTTGAGGAAGATTGGCGGCGCACAGTAGATGGTATCGTTTCAATAGAAGCGAATGCTCGATTATATATTGACCAAGTTCGAGATAAATTTTCTCAAGAAGAACTAGATAAATATTTTGATAATATATATAGCGGTGAAAACAAAAACCGCTTTTGGGTTCATAGTCATTTCGGCATTACAGACCTTGACGAAATTTTTAGTAAGATTCGATTCTTAATAATTGGGTGCTCATGTAAGTGGCTAGTAGTAGATCATCTTCAGATGCTGGTAAGTTCAGTGATGGAAAGTGACGAACGTAGATCAATAGATAATATTATGACCAGACTAAGAAGTATTGTCGAAGAGACAAGTGTAGGATTAATCTTAGTGAGCCATTTGCGGCGCGTTGATAGTAATCGTGGGCATGAGAATGGAATAGCGGTGAGCTTATCACATCTTCGAGGCTCTCAAAGTATTGCTCAATTATCTGATTGTGTTATAGCATTAGAACGCGACCAACAGGCGGAAGATCCAGAAGAGGCTAACACAACACACATGCGAGTACTAAAATCTAGATACACGGGAGATGTAGGTATGGCAACGCATTTGGTGTATAACAAGGATACTGGTAGACTAAGTGAAATTTCTTTTGATGAAGGGGACGGTCTTGAACTATGAAATCTTTAGTATTTGATATTGAAACAGACGGCCTACAGCCAACTAAAATATATTGCATATCAGCATTAGATGTAGACACACAAGAGCAATTCAATTTCAAACCAAGTAACATAGCAGAGGGCCTTGCTTTACTTGAAAGCGCCGACAAATTAATAGGACATAATATTATAGGCTTCGATATTCCAGTAATACGGAAGCTCCATAATATAAATTTACTCGACAAAAAACTTGTTGATACGCTTGTCCTTTCCAGGTTGTTTAATCCAATAAGAGCCTCGCATAGTTTAGAAGCTTGGGGTTACAAGCTTGAGTTCCATAAGATTGAATTTGATGATTACAGTAAATTTACTGAGGACATGCTTAAATACTGCGCTCACGATGTAATTTTAAATTATAAAGTGTACGAGGCACTGAAGCATGAGAGTCGCGGCTTCACTTCTGAAAGTGTTAATCTTGAGACAGAAACATATAAGATTGTAACTAACCAGCGGGAATATGGATTTGTGTTGGATGAAGATCTTACACGTTCGCTGCTAGAAAATTGTACAAACGAGCTTATCGCAACCGAACTTCAAGTACATAAAACCTTTAAACCGAAAGTGACTGAACGGAGTATATATCCGCAACACACTAAGGCTGGAGTATTGAAGAAGCTTGGAGTAGATTGCGATGGGAAACAAACTAGGTTAACGGGAGATGAGTACGCCCACTTACAGAAGTGTAGTACAGAAAAAGTTGTGCGAACTTCCGAGGAAGAATTTAATCTTGGGTCGAGGCAGCAAATAGGCGAGTACCTTCAAGATTTTGGTTGGACACCAAAACATTTTACTCCCACAGGACAACCGAAAGTTGATGAAAAAGTACTAGGAACTGTGCGAGATATTCCAGAAGCTTCTCTTATAGCTAGATACTTGATGCTACAAAAACGAATAGCGCAAATACAATCTTGGCTTACGTTTCTGGATGGACAACGAGTACATGGGTCCGTAATAAGCAACGGTACAATTACAGGTAGGATGAGTCACAGAGATCCCAACATGGCCCAGATACCTAGCTTAGCCTCTCCCTACGGTAAGGAATGTAGGGCCTGTTGGACAGTTCCACGAGGCTACAAGCTGGTAGGGGTAGATGCCAGCGGATTAGAATTAAGAATGTTAGCACACTATCTTGATGATAAGGAGTTTATAGATGACATACTCACTGGAGACATACACACAGCTAATCAAGCTAGGGCGGGACTTAAATCAAGATCTCAGGCAAAAACTTTCATCTATGCCTTTCTTTACGGAGCGGGAGATGCTAAAATTGGAAGTGTGGTTGGCGGAAGTAAAGCAGAAGGTAAACGAATTAAGCAATCTTTTCTTAGTAATTTCCCAACACTTAGGTCTCTTAGAAATAGAATTACAAGAACGGCGGAACAAAATGGATTCATCACAGGACTAGACGGTCGCAAAATATTTATACGAAGTTCTCACGCAGCACTCAATTCATTACTCCAAGGCGCGGGTGCAATCGTAATGAAACGCGCTTTAATTATCCTTAATGAATCTATAAAATCTAATGATATTGATGCTCATTTTGTAGCTAACGTACATGATGAATGGCAGATAGAGACGTGGCATGAGGATGTAGATAACTTAGGAATTATAGCAGTTAATTCTATTAAAGAGGCTGGAGATTATTACAATCTTAATTGCCCTTTAGACGGCAAATACAAAGTAGGGGGTAACTGGAGTGAAACACATTGATTGTGAAAATTTAGGTGATGAGTCAGCACAACTACCACTTTTCTTTGAGGATGACCATTACGATTTGGGTGGCGGCGATTATAAGTTATGCAGTAAGTGTAATAAAAAATTATCGTTGTCTGCATTTAGCAGGACTAGTGGAGGAAATTATCTTAGGCCAGAATGTAAAAAATGTAATAATGAATTAAGCAAAGTAAGGGCTAAATTAAAAGACCAGCATGGGATACCCAAAGAAAATTATATATGCCCTATATGCTTAGGCAATGAGGACGCTGTAGATGGGAGGGGCAATACAAAAAACGGTTCTTGGGTTTTAGATCATTGCCATGAAACAGAAAAATTTAGAGTT